ACAGGATTTAAATAACTCAATATTAATCCGACAATTCCTACCAGTATTAAGGAGATTGTCAAAGCAATCGCCAATACGGTTGAAACTTTCATCTTTAACATATCCATGTCAATCCTTCTTTCCGATTACACTGCTCCCAGTCAAGATAGCACCAAAGGACAGGTGAAATAACCCACCACCTTTCAGAGTGAATGGCTCGTGTTGGCTGACCAATTTCTTGAGGTACTCAAGTTGCACGATAGGGTCTTCAATCTCCTGTAAATGACTCATGTAATCAGCTAAATCCAATCCCATTCTTGCCACTCCGTAGTACACAGGTACTACAACAAAGTCATATATGCAAATTACTAGGTAGCATATGAGGCAAGTCCAACGCCACTTCATCCTGCTTTGTTATCCTACCTTTTCTATAGCTTTAACCAGTTTCCAGAATTTACTCATGCAAATGCTTTTATCTGCTTTGTCTATTTTACCGTCCTTTACAGATGAATGTAGAGTTGTAAGCAAATCTACCGTCTCATCCATACAGGAACTGTACTTCCTAGCAAACTTGATTGCCTGTATTAAGTTCATGTTCTGCCTCCATGTCTTATTAGTTAACCTTTCGGATACTTATCTTTTACTGCTTTGATAGCATCTCTAAAAGTAGTTGTGCTGTTAACTTGGTCTTGATAAATCATGTCAAGTTGGTCAACAACAGGTGGATATTCCCCTGCTCTTTTTCTGGCATAATCTTTTGCATCAAAATCTGCCTGTAACTTAGCGAGTTCTGTATCAAGATAATCCTTGGTGGGCTTATCGTAAGTTACGCCCCCTACTGGGTGGATAACTAAATTCTCATATACATGAGGTAATGCTATTTTTTCTTGAACAGTTACGCCGTTATATGTTCTATCAACCATTGCAGTAAATGAATACCATCTACCCAAATGCATTATTGCTAAAACATCGTCATAGCGGTCAGGTCTAAGTGTTATATCATCCATTTTATGTACTTCCTAACTTGTTAAACATTGCAAATGTATACAAAATATCATCCGCACCGTTTATATTTACAGCGGCATCGGTATGGGCTATAAACTTTATCTTTACATTTGTAGTATTAGTTACATCAATTACTGCCCAACAATCTGTAACTTCAAATTTGTCCGCTGTTTCATAATTTGACCCGGTTGATACAACATCATAATCACTATTGTTTACTGTTGATGATATTCGGGCATAAACACCACCAGCATTAGAACCATAATATTGTGCTCTAAAATAGACAGAGTATTTTCCTGTCTCTGGAAAAGAAAATGTTCCGCTAGATTCAGTCATACCAGTACCTATATGTTCAAATATATCGGTATTATCATTGTCAGGGGCGAACCGTACCATCCCTGTTAAACCTGTTACTGTTCCATCTATTGCAGCAGTTGATTCTAATGCCCACACATCCACTTCTTCAAGTCCACCACCACCTGCATCTTCCCATCCTACTCCGCTACCAGTAGAAGTTAGCACTTGCCCATCACTGCCCTGTGCCCCAGCAATAGTTATATTGTCTAGTTCAGCAATACCGTCTACGTCTAGGTCTGTACCTACATATAGCTTCTTAGCTATGCTTGCTCCACCTTCTGTCCTTAATGCCCCTGTATCACCAGTTGCATCAGATGAATCGGTGGCATCAGTAATGTCTACAATGCCACTAAATGTTGTATTTTTAGCTACAGTAATAGCCTCAGAACTATTCGTAGTAACAAATGTTATATAAGCATTGTCAGCTTCTTCGATAATCAAAGCACTAGCTTGGTTATCTGGAATCTTGATAGAGTTTTCACCAGCATTGGTAAACTGTAATGCACCATCAGCACCACCAGATAGAACCAAATCTCCTGCTATATCAGCAGATGATGATAGGTCTAAAGTTGCTGCATCAAGTTCCCCTGAAAGAGTTATATCGGTAGCACCAGTAATTGCTCCATTAAGAGCAACAGCACCATTGATATCTACAGTCGTATCAGATTCTATTGTTAATACACCGTCTGAAGATTGATGTATAAATGTTCCTGTATCACCAAAGGCTAGTTTATTGGTTGAGTTTAAAGTCAGACCAGTTCCATCTGTATGGGTAAGAGTAGTGTCTAAGTCTGTACCGAATTCAAGAAGGGCACCATCAGACTTTAACTGAATATCATTTACAAAGATTGCGTTACCTTCATCACTACCATCGAATGTTACAGCCGTAACTGATGAACCATTATCGTCAACCTTGATGATTACATCTGCATCATTAGCCTGTGCATCAATGGTTATGTTACCAACTGTTGTATAAAGATTTGCTGCAGCATCACCTGCAGCTATATCGTCTAATGCTGTAGCAGATACAGAAGTCACTGCACCAATATCAGATGCTACCTGTGTACCTGTTCTGTAATCTACGTTACCACCACTATCCAGTACCAAGAACTTATCTGTATCTGTACCAGCTGCTGCAACTGTACTCAGTGTCAGGGTCTTAGCTATGCTTACAGCCTCTGAACTATCTGTAGTAACGAATGTCATATAGGCATTGTCAGCCTCTTCTATTACAAGGGATGTAGCAGAGTTATCAAGTATCTTAATTGAACTGGCTACGCTGAATCTCAAGGCTCCATCAGCACCAGCAGATAGCGTTAAGTCACCTGATATATCAGCAGTACCATCAATATCTAAGTTAGCTGCCAGTTGTAATCCAGTAGAATCCGTAACAACTCCATCGGTTATTACTGTATCGCCTATAGTAAAGTCTGTACTGGCATCTATGGTCGTACCACTTATAGGATTACCACTAAGCTGTACTGTTCCTGTAAGGTTAGGAAACGTAATTGTCCTGTCTGCTGTTGGGTCTGTGATAGCAAAGGTTGTTTCGTAACCGTCAGCTGTACCACCTTCAAAAGTTAAAGGGCTGGCTCCCTGTAGAGTTGCCCCAACTGTCAGTGTATCCGCAGCTGCGTCACCAAGGACTAGGTTTCCGTTTAATGTAGTAGTACCAGTAACAGTAAGTGCGTTACCTACTGTCAGGTTACCAGCTACAGCAAATGTAGAGTTAGCTACTGTTGCGTTAGGCGTAATAGTCACATGAGCAACGTAAGTACCTTGGCTATTAAGGTCGTTCCCCATAGTAAAGACACCACCAGCTGCAGCGTTGAATAGCCACCTGTCACCAGCATCGTCACCATCGTCTGCAAACCAGTACATGGGTGCAGCTGCACCCTCATTACCACGTATGTTTAATGTCTCGGTATCTACTTCAGATAAATGTATCTTGTCGTCAAACTTAATTCTTCTCTTAGAAGAACCACTTGTTATCTGTACATCAAACTCACCATTAGTAGTGTGGGCAATAGTCCAGTAACCACTTGAGTTAGTAGTAGTGTTTGCTCTTGATGTTGTTGAAGTGTTTTTATCATAAAGGTTAATGGTGGCACCAGATACGGCATCACCTGCATCATCGTATAAGAACCCGGCAAAATTAATAGCTGGATTTGCCATTTATCTTCCTCCTAATCTGGAACTATCCTGATAATTTAATGCTTCCCTTGTAGTTCCCAAAGGGTCCTGTTCTAAGTAATCCTCGTCTACAAATATTAATGTTATTCCCATACCTGCCAGAGACTGTCTGGCAAAGATATCCCGTGCCGTAGTCTGGGCACCCAGTTCGTAGTGATAGTATACACCTTGAACATTCACCGCTAAGTCTGGAGGATTATTAAACATAAAGTCAATAATTATCCCCCCTTTATCTAGCCTACCTCCCATCAAAGGAGACTGATAACTAAAATCATTTCCCGGTTCATACCCCAACTCTACCAACGATGCGTAGAATATCCATTCAGGTTTAGAACCTTCCCATCCTTCTGGTGGTTCAGCTAGTGATGGTCGTAGTGACATTAGCCATCCAGTATCACTGCCCAGCTAACCTTATCTCCACTGGAGGCAGCGTCAAGGTAGAAAGTACTAAACGCTACAGTACCTCCCTGCTCTCCAAAATTCAGTTCAAGGGTATTACCTGCAGATAACTCGTATCCATTTGTGGTCGTTACGTCACTCACTCCCACGTAAGCTATACCTGAGTTAGCAGCCAGTGCCTTCAGTTGTATCCAGCGTACCTTGTTGGTTACGTTAGATACCTGTACCTCTGTGCCAGACGTAGTAACTGTTGTAGTTCCTGCATCGAATATCATGGTTCCACCAACGTAATCCTAGATGAGCCTCGCTCATCATATCCCGTGTACTCAATACCAGTAGCTGAAGTAACGTCTACATAGTAGTTACGTGTCCCTCCACCATCATCTCTAAAGGTAAATTCTTGAAGAGTATTGGACTCAATAGAAGTTACCAAAGCATTTCTTAACTGTTGAGCATCTTTACCTTTATAAGTTTTGTTAAGGTCTACCTCTACAGTATGACCGTACTTGGCTTCCAGTTTCTTCCTGTACTCCAAGGTGAGAGATACAACGTCTGGTGATTTACTTGTATCACTACTACCACGGGCAAGTGTTAGTCTAAACTTAATAGCACGAAATGAAACACCAACAGGGCTGGCTGGGTTAGGAAGTAAAAAGGTTTGTGTTCCTGAAGTTGCCCCTAACGTAGTACTGGTAATAGTAGTTAATGCAGTTTCATAAGTTTCCGAATAATTCAGTGCATATTCTACAATTACAGTTTCATTTGCTGAAGCGTTCTGTACCTCTACCTTTAATTTTATAGCCAGCTTATCTACTTCTGTTTGCTGTGCATCAAACCAAGGAGTTTCGTGTGTACCTGATGCCTCGTAAGAATAATCTGTACCATCTGAAGCAGATAACTGGGATGGATTAGTTACATCAAAAGGAATTAATTGGGTATAAACTTTTCCTCTAAAAGCCCACCATAATCTGTACTCACCCTTACCAGCGTTTGAAATTACCATCTGCTCTATGGCATATCCAGCATCTGCAGTAGGTGCTGTCCATTTAGTTTCCCATCCTGTGTCATTCCAAGCCACTATAGAAGACTGTCCACTTCCTTGTTGTATTACAATGCCTCGTGCAGATGAACCTTGTGTAGCACCCCCCTGCCTTGGTATATCTGTAGTAGCCTGTGCCCCCGGTGCAGTAGTTGCATCAATAGCTGCCAGTAGTTCTGTGTGGGTACCAACTAGTTTCTTAATGGTTCCCCTGTATTCCTTGGGAACACCATCGTCCCTGTCTGGTCCCATAACTGTTATGACAGCATTATTACTACCATTAATATACTTATATATACCTAATCCACTGGGCATATAAATAGAGTCACGCCATCTAACGGAACCGGAACCATTGAACCTATGAAAGGGTAACTGGAACTGTGTTTCTACCCATCTTTGATTAGCGAAGTCGTGAGCATAAAGTCCAGTTTTAGTAGCTGCGTAGATAATCTGTTCCCCGGCTGCATCTCTTCCTATGAAAAGATTGGTAACATTATCGGATTCAACAGGTAGTTTTGCATCATCTACTTTTACTCCACCAAGAGTTAATGTATACCAAAGCTGACCATTAACATCTATTCCCCATAATCTTTCGTCCCAGAATGTAAAGAACTTTGTGTTTTCTGAAGTTAAAGAACTGTCAACACTATACTTAACATCAGATACCGCTGTTGCACCAGAAAAATAACTATAACCATCTGTGTGACCAACTATTATATAATCAGTTCCTCCCATTCTTACTGTAATAGAATGATTTGGGTCACCGGGAAATGAATAATCATCACCTCCGCTTGTCACCCTAGTCCACGAATCTTGAGAACCTATAGCAGACGCAGCTGGATTTTCTTCAACGTAATAATAGGGGTCACGGTTCCAACAAGCGTATAGGTCATTTCCTAAGTTTTGTATAAAGGTAACGCTTCCACCTATAGCAGCACCGTCTGCATCCTGATTTCTAGTTGCTTCAGAATCAGCAGCAAGTACAAGATGATGTCTATGTCTTAGGTTACACGTAGAATACCAAGCCCTGTCAGCATCAGAAGGACCCTGCATTCTTTCAACACCAATACCACCACGCCAGTCAGACCAAGAAATAATAGAAGAACGTAAGTTACTGTCTCTGGTAGTGTCACCGATGGTTACTTTAGCTGGGTATATAGAAGCTAGTACACTCTGTACCGGACGGTTTAACGGGTAATAAGTACCGCCAAGATATATCTCGTTATCTTCTATTACCTTGTTTGCCATTACTCAACGACTCTTCCTGTGATTAGTAAGGGAAACGCCCTCTTAGCCTGTTCAGCTAACCCTAACCAGAAAGCAGCCTGTTGTCTCTTTTGGTCTGGGTCTGTATTAGACCCACCAGAAGATGCTGCAAACGCTAACCCTGTTGCCCTTGCGATTATGTACGAATCATCTACCTCTGAAGAAGTAGTGTCTGCTGAAAGAAGTGCAGGTTTATCTCCACCTGATATCTTGAGCATAGTGTAGCCAGCTTCAAACTTACCTGAATCAGTAAGTATTAAGTCCCGTGAACTTCTATCTATTTTCCATAGATGCTTGGGGAATATCTCCCAGATAGCTGTATCGTTCTGAACTAACTTTAAGTCATCAAGTCTAACCTGACAGGCTCCAAGGTCAGAATCATATTCTAATCCTATAGATATAATTGCTGTATCAGTTTCTGGATTAGCAAGTGCTACTCTAAAGTAAGTCCAAGTATCGGCAGATAACGCAGGAACATTTAAGGTTTCAATAGGACTAGCACAACTAGCAGAATCATCTAGTAATATTTTTAGATTACCTGCTGATGTAGCTACTGTACTTTTTATCCAGCCTTCAAGATAATCATACTTACTTATATCTTTACTGCTTATTGAATCTGTAGCTATGTCACCTGCACTGGCACCAGCTGCGATAACAAATTTGTTACTACCAGTGCCTTGTTTCTTATCCTGAGTATCTACAGTAACAGTTATATCAGAATCTACAGTTTCATCAAATGCAGTATTACAGGAATGAAGCCTTGTAAATGAGATACTGCTTCTGTAATACAACCTGTTAATGATAGATATATTACTGGGGATATCGAATCGTAATGTCTTACCGTCTGCAAACAATGCAGTATGCGGTGAACTAGACATATCAGGATTCTCTATTGCGTCATATGCCTGACCAGTAACGTCTATGATTGCCTGATTGATAAAGTCGTGGATTACAGCAGGGTCGTATGGTTCATCCCATATCTCATAGGAATCACCACTAGCTACAGTAAAACTTAAAGCATGTTGAAAGGCTATAGTTGTACTACTTGCAGTGTAGTCGTCAATAAATGGAGTATCTTGCGTAGTACCATCACTGGCATCAGTGATAAGTATTAACTTACCATTGTAAGTATCGTTACCACCTCTTAGAGTTTTAGTATCAATAAGAGTTTCAGTGGTACCCCCTGTAGCAGTACCTGCTTTCAGTGCCCCTAGGTTGTAACCTATGGACTGTCTCAGTTCTTTACGGGTTCTTCCCTGTACAGGCATATCTAAGCCTCATGATTCTACTCGTCAACAGATTCGACTACCTCTTCAGGCTCTCTCATCATATCCTCAATCGTTCTCTTTAACGCTGACACCTGTAATTCCAGATTAGTTATCTGGGTTGTCTTAGCCTGTAGTACCGCTGCCACATCTGTTGAAGTAATTTCTATAGTTCCGTTCTGTTCGACCATCAGATACCTCTGTAATATATTCTATTGTTTGTACTTTCTCTACGCTTCTCAGCGTATTCTCTAAACTCTTTTAACTGCTTACCTATATCTCTTTTCTGTGCAGCTGTAGGCTTCTTCTTACCATCTGTAACACGACACTCAATTAAGAATGTCTCCAGAGCCTGTGCTGCCATATCTTCTATGTGTGCCTGAGATATATCCGGGTCTGCAGGTATCTTCACAACCTGTGACCTACCTGTCACGGGGTCGTGAAACTGGAAAGTGTGTACAACAATGGACACCCCTGTCTCGCCATTATAGCCAGTGTCCTCACCACCTACATACGTGGAGCCTTGAGGTGTCCAAAGTTCTACAGGATTCATTTATCTATGGAGATATCTGCAAGAACACTAAAGCATAATCTGCAGCTGCAGAAGCAATTAACATCTGGACACCAATAAGTTGTTCGTTTTCATTGGTTCCATCAAAGTCCATATCTTCTGTACCACCTGCAGTAGAGGCTCCACCCACTCTAACGTGTTGTCCAATAACACCAGCTGCATTAGCCAATACAGCTGCTGGACCCCAAGTTTGAATCCAGCCGTAATAATCGGCTGTTAACAATGTAGGAGCAACACCTACAGCTACGTTTGATACTGTGGTAGGTGAAATGATTACATCTTTATACGGATTAGTAGACAGTCCAACTTCACAGTTACCTGCTCCTGCGGTTAAAGCAGTCGCAAGCCCGTCTTCCTCGTCAAGCGTTAATACCATACCTGTTGCACTAGAAACAGCAGTATTAGATTTAATTCTATATATCTCACCTGCTCCTGTTCCAGAGTTAATGTGCATATAACCATCTTTGTACTGGTCCTTTGTGTAAGTGCCAGACGTGTTTATGGTTACTGTTGTAGAACCAGCAGATACTGCAACTACAACTAGGTCTTGGTCGTGTGCTGCAGTTCCTGCAGCAGCCTGAACAACTGCACCACCAGCAATATTACTTCCTGCAGTTTCTACATATCTATAAACTCGTCCGTCAGGGAGTACCATACGGCTACCAAGAACGTGTTTTTGGCTAGAAGTTTCTGTTTTCTCCCAACCATATTTACCGTAAATTACATTTGGAAACGACATATCTAACCTCCTTAAAGGTCACTTATTTACAGGGCTTACCCCTGCGACCAACCGTTATTTATTTAAAGAATCCTGAGAGCCACGGTCAATCGTTACAACTCTCAGAATTCTATTATACATCTGGGTGAGACTTTCGTTTATGGAACGTTAACTTAGACGATGCTCCAGCTAGGTTTGCAGCTTCCGCTGTAAATCCACACAGTTCACAGGTCTTAGTAGCCATCTCTGAAGTTACTTCAGGTTCTGGTACTGGTTCCACATACGAGTCTCTACACCACTGACAATCACAACTTACTCCGGGTTTCCACGGGAACAATCCGATTTTAGCTTTCCTAAGTACATAGTCAGGATTGCCGGGTACTCCTGTTACGGGTGTCCCGGTATCCATAACAACCTCACCTTCTACATTTAAGCTAGGCTTATGTCTGTATAAAGTGGTTTTTGGCTGCCACTCGTCTATATACCTCATGGAGAAACCATTATTGGCTAACTCCACTTTCTGCATATTTCTTTCGGTTATTCCTGCCATGAATTACCCCTAGTTAGCTGTTGATAAAGCTGAAACGTCAAACTTAACTCCTGCTCCCCGTGTGTCATCTAGTTCAAACACACCATAGTCTGAAGTCATAACAACTTCAGTAGCCCTGAGTGACGCATCTCTTTGTCTCTCAGTTCTAGTCTCAACGCTGGTTAGATATGCCATAGCACTCTTGTCAGCGATTACTCCAATACCATCACCACCACTATCCTCTGAAATATTTCCATCTTCAAATATTGGAACATTGTTCATGGGTTTCAACCCACTCCAGAAGTTAGCCAAAAGGTCTTGTGACCATCCTTCAGGTACAGAGTTAGACCCTGCGGAAGCTACTACTGCAGTTTCCTTAGAAAGATAAGCTACTGCGTTTGGATGATGCAGTATGTAAAGCTGACTACCAAACTTGTTAGCTTTAGCGTAGGCAATAATACCCTGCAAGTTAGAAGCCTTCATATATGTTGGTCCTGTACCACCTAGCAGAGTTCCCTCGTTAAGGTTTTGGTACAGAGCAATAACATCGGAATCTTTCTTTCGTGCCATACCGTCACCCAGCTGCCTACCTATGATAGACATAACATTAGGTGCTGATTGCCTGACGAGTTTATCAGTCAGGATAACCTTGGCTCCTACCTCAGATGCGGTAAGGTCAACAGTGGTCATTCCAATCTCTTCCTCGTCTATGATGTCCTGACCATCTACTAGGTCACTCATGGACATCTGTCCTACTTTAGGGACAGTTACCTGCTTTGCTCCGCTTGGAAGGTTAAACTTCTCAATCAGTGCCAAAGCTGGTGCGTTATGCTCCTCTGTATATCGAGCAGCATTAATAATAATCTTTTGGGCGTTTTCTAAATTGCCCGTTGTGGCTGTTTGTGCCATAACTAAACCTCTTAGTCTTTTGCTAGTTTATTAACTTAAACCAGCAGCCCTTCGTGCTGCTGCATTCGCCTGAGCAGACCTATCCCCTTGGGAATATCTCTCAAGCCACCTGTCCTCATCGGTAGAAGCAGCCGGTGTACTTTGACTGTCGTCAAAAGTCTGCGAAGGAACTAGCTGTGCCCTTAGCCTAGCTATTTCCGCTTTATCGTCCCTTTGGGACTTCATGCTTTTCGCAGCTGCTTCCATGCTCTGAGGGTCTGGATATTGTCTCAAATGTGCTAAGTCGGACATCTGAAGACTATATTTAGTGGCAAAGTGTTCTGCAGCATTAGCCTGACCCTGTACAAACTTAAGTTGTTGGTCATTCTGTTGCTGCACTTGTACGGTCCGACTCTGTTCAGCAGCCCATAGCTGTGACATCTGTGATGCTTGGTCAGGTAGATAACCAGCTTCTTCAAGCCGTTGTCTGTACTGGTCGGTTTGTCCTTGCAACTGCGTTTGCTGTTGCATCTGTCTGTATTCTAAGTTCTGTTGTTCTATCTCTCTCATACGTTGTTGCAAATTATCCATATCTGGATTAGCAACAGTAGGTGTGTCTACAGTAGGAACAGGAGTTTCAGAATCAGAAGGAGTATCATCAGATTCTGGTACAGTTGTGCTTTGAGTAGGTTCCTGTTCCGCTGTACCTTCCTCAGTAGTAGGTTCGTCAACAGCTGGTGTAGGAGTATCCTCAAAGGTATTAACCCCTGCAAAATCCTCGGTAATATCTGTAGTTGTACCTACACTATTATCTATAGGAGCATCCACTGCTGGTTGTGTATTTTCTGGTGTCTCTGCCTGATTAACCATCTTTTACCTCTACTTTAGAATTATTTTAGTATACCCTATGTTACCTTAGTCGCAAAGGTTGTTCTTCAGGGGTGAAAGGTAATCGACTACTTCCTGCCCCTCCATACATCTGACTATGTATCTCTTTACCCTGAGGTGTTATCGGCTTATAGAAGCTACCGTACCAAAACGCTAATAAACTATCCATGTAGCCGTATCCGTTTTGCTGATAATCATCCATCACTACCTGTTTTCGTATCTGTGACCTTCTCTGAACAAGGGTATCAAGTTGTCTGTTTCTATCTCTCATAGTTCTCTGGGTACCATAGTCAGCATTAAGATAGTCTTGCCATAGTTGTGCTAACTCAGGTGCAGTAGCAGTAGCATTGGGAAGTATATGGTTTATATCGCTTCCTATATCCCAGTAATTAGATAGGTACTTACTTGCCGTGTTATATACAGTTTCAGTATCTGTAAGATTTGCAGTGAGTGCCCTGCTAAACTCCTCAAATATTTCAGGGTTACCTGCTGCGTCAGCACGTTCCTGTATAGATGTCACATAAGTATCACGGTCATTGAAGTATTCACTCCATGTACGTGTGGGGTCATCTTCAGGAGATGTGATGTTATAGTATCCAGCTACGAGTAAGTCTCCCTGACTGCGTATGTCTGGCATTGTACCTGCAGCGTTGTATATAGCGTCATACCACTGTTGTTTAATGGCAGGGTCCTTGCCCTGTACTGCTTTGGGAAACGTATACTTTGTAAGTAGTTCCGCACCTTCTATGACTTTCCACTTAGCCTTACGTTCTTCTCTCCACTCCTCTGGACTTAAACCTGACATACCTCCAGCTTGCATCCATTGACCGAGATTCTTATCGTTTTCTTGTTGTGTAGTTAACACATCACGTTTTACTTGACGCAATTTAGCAGATGCCCTACGAGAATCTTCAGCACTAACACCCTCTACAGCACCTTCAGTTCTGATTGTGGAAAGTTCTCTTAATCCACCTGCTCTATCTGGAAGAAATCTCTGCTGTACACCAGTTGCCTGTAGTATCTGACCAAATATATCCTCAGATTTAAGTGAAGGTTTTCTAATTTCTTTATCAAACTGTTCATATTCTGACTCTGATAGCGTTGCAAGAAACTCTCTGCGAGCAGTACGGTTCATGTCTCTATACTCTTGAGCCTTTACAGACATGGGTCTTTGTTCATTAGTTCGCATATCTTCCAAGAAAAGTATTGTGTAATCTGTCATATCTTCAACACGCCTACCAACCCCACCAAATGCACTTTCATACATATGCTCTAATCTTTGGGGAGACTTAAATATGTCAGAAAGCCAGTCTTCATCTCCCAGTCTTTCTGCAATTAATCTTGCAGTTTCAGAGGTGTGCGGTCCGTATTGTTCAGTAGGTTCCAAATGTTCGTAATCTGGATTAACTATAGTCTCTCCTCTAAAGAAATCTATTCCCAAACTTTCTTCTAAGGCAATACTCGCTATCTCTGGTACAGGTAAATCGTTAACAGGAGAAG